CCCTGGCCGACACATTCCATATTTCTATAGAATATGTCTCTGTTGGATCATCGCCAACTACGTACGAGTTTAAGCGCACGTCGTTTGGTGTATACACCGACGGAGAGGGGCACGCGCAATACTGCGCCAATGAGCCCTACACCGCCTCTGCGAGGTATATCATTCGCAATCTCATGGGATGGGTGGACCTCCTGTTCAACGAGAAATCGGAACAGCGAGATGTCTCCATCTTTTTCATGAGTAACTTTGCGTGGCTTAACTTCCCATATTCGCTCTTGTCTTCTCTGTTCGAGAGGATGAGTTCGATGGGTTTTAGGCCGGTAAACCTCCGGGACTTCAATCAGGGCTAAGTCAGTGGTTATCCACTGTTTATTCTTAACCCAAGCCTGCATCGGATCCTTAACGACTAAGTCGTCAAAGGGTCTCCGTTCAGGTATTTCGGCATATGTTTTGCCGAGTAGTTCTACGATATAATCGTAGACGTGATAGAAACCCTGTCTATACATTGAATTAGCATAGCTAATCCAAGAAGCATAAACATCGGGGCGACGGGACTGATGCCAGGGCGTCCGGATACGGACGGGTTGGACCTCAACGCCAAGATAGGCGTCGGTTCCACAGGATTCTCGAAAGAATCCACTGGTGCAACTCTTGTCACGGTTTACTCGTAAACCAAATGACTCGAGAAGCTCTATTGCGTTCGCGGCTTGCGCCGTGGGTACAATGACATCGTCTCCATACACTAAAAGTGCTAGCTCATCTCTGAGGGTTCGTGCAGCTGGTTTTATCCAGTTCCACTCACCGGGCCTCCTTCGAGGCGCCCAGCACTTCGCATCTGACAAACCGGCAGTGAGAAGGCTCCAGATAGAAAGCGCCATCACGGGAAAGCATAACGCTGATCCCATTGGTGCGTACTTCTGGAGTTTTAATATCTCACCACCCGGAAGAGTCGTTGCTTCGCTCCTTGCTGCTAGGAGACACGTTAACACGTGGCTCGGAAACAGTAGGCGAACAAGACCGACGGTTACACGATCACTAGCCTCTTTCAAGTCTAGTGTCGCATACTTCCCATTGGAGGAGCCGAGTAAGGCTCCTCTTTTATTGGGGGATTGGTCGGTGAAGTAGACATTCCACCTTGTTAAAGGGTGGGACTCTACAAGTTCAACGATCGCACGCGCTAGTCCTTGCTGAATCCACTGGTTAGCCAGAGATTCACAAGAAATTAAGCGCGGTCCGCGACTATCCTTAGGGACTAAACAAACCCTAGCAGGATGGTCTAAGTTATCGATGTCGGAAAAGGGACTTAGTCCAAAAGACTTTTGTTCCAATCCGTGCAATCGATACTTGCTGCAAATCTCTCCATACCCGGCGCTAAAGTAAGCGTCAAGCGGATAGATTCGAGTAAGACGGTCGGGGACACTACGAAACCGATACTTTTCCCAAAGTTGTTCCATTGTTGAAACAGCTCCGGGTCCGTGTCGTGGACGTATGTCTCTTCCATCAAAATAGGCGAATAGATCCTGTAATAGGATCTGTGCCTTGCGGATAACATCTCTTCGGCCTCCATCGAGTTGTTCAAACTTAATGGGGACTCCAGAGAAGGCATTGATGTCGTTTCCGGCATCAGATACCTCACCTCGTTCGGGCAAAACAGAATCAGGTCCTTTTGGAATCTGACTTTGTTCACCAACGATCGAGGCCAGAAGATCCGAATCTTCTTCGGTAGCTTCAACTTGTACTCCAGAACTATCTTTGCATTGCTGCGTAGATGATCTGGGATCCAAGGGTTTTGGATACAATTGACCAACGGCTCGTTCAGATCGTCCAGATCTGGCCAAGTCATCCAGACCTTCGATTGGGTTTCCCCTTTCAAATTGTCTGGCATTTGTTCGGTCAACTTTGCGAGTGTCCAACTCTGACGCATACGCGTTAAGAGTTGAATCGATTGAACTAATTTCATATTCTGTCTGTATAAACTGACTTATTATGGTTTGTTCTTGCGAAGGACTGTACGGCAGCTCTAGTTTGTAGAAGACAAACAGTAACTGTCGGACAGCTTTGATGCTCTTCACACAGGGTGTTGGAAGGATCCAACCGTCGTGCGAGAGGATACGTTGAAAGAGCTCACCGAATAAATTCGGCAGCTTGCTACCTTTCATCGCCGTGAGGCGTAGATCGGTACAGTTTAACGATACTTCTCCAGTCAAGGCCCGATCAAGGGCTTTGCCTAGACGTGGTAGGGTTTTAGTAAGGAACCCTATGCCTTCCCGAGCATATCTGTAGCGTAGCTTTCGCTGCGTATTACGGAGTGCTCGTGGTGTAAACACTTCACTATGTGCGTTTTGAACGTCACACGTAAGAAGTTCGATGATCCGAATATACGGATCTTGTCCTTTTCTAGATGCCATAATGGTTATCTTGACAAGAACATGAACA